TTACGGAAATTGAAAACGCGCCACGATCCGGCGCCGCCATGGCACGGGCAAAGGCGACTCGATCACCCCATGGCCCGTGTAGGCATGAATGAAACGCGCCTCGCCCCCGATCCCCGAGAGCACGCCCAGATGCTTGGCAACCCCGGAGGCACGCATGCGAAACAGAAGCACCTGCCCCGGCGCTTCGTGCGCGCCCTCGGGCAGCTCGATGAGGTTGCGCCGCGCGCCCTGCCAGAGCGTCTCAACGCGGCTCGGCTCGGACCAATCCGCCGTGTAGGGCGGGATCTGTTCCGGCTCCGCGCCGTAGATCTCGCGCCAGATCCCCCGGATCAGCCCAAGGCAATCCGTACCGACACCACAGACCGAGGCCTGGTGCAGATAGGGCGTGCCGATCCAGCCGCGCGCAATCCCGACCGCCCGCTCTCCCTGCGAGATCATGCAAACAGGCTCCCGCCGTCATTCGCCCCCGCCGAGGTCGGATAGGACATCAGCCAATCCTCGCCCGGAATATGCGGGAAGCCCCTGAAATTGAGGAAGTTGTGGAACTTCAGTTTACAGGTCTCGGGGCGCCGGTCGCAGCCCGCCTCCAGCCGCACCATGTCACCCGGCGCGACATCCGCACCAAGACGTTGCCACAGCTCGACCTCGCGCGCGCCCGTCCCGGAAAGCCGGTCGTTCTTGATCACGCCGACCAGCCCCTTGGCCGCCCCCGAAAGCACGCGCAGGCGCCCCTTCTCGAACCAGCGATCATCGAAACTCGGCAGCGCGGCAAAACGAAAGACTTGCGCCTCTTCGACCCCCTCAAGCGCCAGTTCGACCGAACAGCCCGGCGTGCTCAGGTCAAAGCCGCAGCCCCGATCGCCCAGCACCGCGCCGCAGCGCCCGTGATAGATGCGCCCGGTCTCGTTCGCCAACAGCTCGCTCAGCCCGCGCAGCTCGGCCGTGAACGCGCCCGCGCCGCGCGTGATCTCGCCCAGATGGCCGCGGAACACCAACGCGCGCTCTGAAACTTCGGCCCAGTTCACCAGCCAGGCCCGCACCTCGGCCCCGTCATAGCGCCCCGCCAGCAGGTCCGCCTCGTTGATCGCCGCCGAACTCAGCGCGCCAAAGGCCTCCGAGTTGTCGACCGACAGGCCCGTGCTCTGGCTCAACGCCTTCGCCGTCATACCGGTATCGGGCGCGAAACGGATCCCGTCGAAATCCAGCGCCACGTCGTGATCGGTGAACCCCAGCACCTGCCCGTCGCGGCGTGTCACCGCCCAGGCTCGCGCGATCGTCGTCGCCCCCGAGGCCAGATGTGCCTTCAGCTCTTCGGAATACCCCATCAGATCCGCACCTCCAGCACCGGCACCTGCGGCAGGTCGCCCGCCTGGAACGAGGCAACCGAGACCTGAATGCCATCGGTATCGAAACGCACCGGAACGTCGAACTCGAAGCCCGCCGTGATCCGCGTGCCTTCCGCCGGCGCGTCGTGAAAGGTCACGACACCAGTGCCAAGGTCGATCTCCCAGGCCACAGCCTCGGCCTGATGGTCGCCCTGAACGCCCACCCGCACCGTACCCAGCACCGGCTTTTTGATCGGGCGCGTATATTCGACGCCACCCGAGACATAGGTCTTGGCCAGCTGAAAGCTGCGCGTGACCCCGTCGCCTATGCCGATAAACTGATCCTCGTAATGGGGCGCCCCCGAGGGCGCGCAGGATTTGTAATCGGCCCAGTCCTTCCAGCGGAACCCGTGCAACTGCCCGCCGCGCGCTTCGAAAAACGCAATCAGATCGGCCACGTCATCGAGCGAGCGCAGCCCAACCCCCGCATCGTAACGGCGCCGCGAATGCGCCCAGGGGCTGTTACGCTCTTCGAAACCATTTGCCAGCGTCACGATCTCGGTGCGCCGCTCGGGTCCGCCGACCGAGCCGAAACTCAGGTTCGCCGGAAAGCGGATTTCATGAAATGCCATTGCTCCCTCCTCAACGATTGCGATCGCCCCGCGCGAGCATCCGGCCCATCTGCGCGGCAATCTGACTTTGCGAGCGCTGGAAACCGCTCACATCGGGGGTCGAGATGTTCATCACCACATTGACCGGGCGCGACGAGCCCTGCGCCTGCACGCCCAGCCGTCCATCCGCCGTCCGCGTGAGCGGCATGATCGCCTCGGGGCCCGCCTCGCCCATCAGCCCGGTCGCACCGCGCATCGGGAATGTCGTGGGCGCGCTGACCACCCCACCCTTGGCAAAGGGCATCACCCGCCCCTGCGCAAAGGCCCCGCCATTGGCAAAGGGAAAAGCGCCGCTCAGCATGCCGTTCAGCCCGCTCGCCAGCGCACTGCCCAGCGCGTTCTGCACCGGCCGCATCGCGATGTTGTAAACCGTCTGCGACAGGCTCTCGCCGACCTGGCGCAGCGCATCCGAGAGCTTCATCCCATCAAACACCACCCCGTCAAACGCGCGCTTCAGGCTGCGCCCGAGGCTGTTCGACAGCGTGCCCACCTCGCGACTGGTGAACACCATGCTGTCACGCATCCGCAGCAGCTCATCGCTGAAAGCCGCCGTCATCACCTCGGCTCCACCAAGGTTTTTCTCCAGCGCGGCCGCCTGCTGGCTCAATCCATCCAGCCCGTCCACCTCGACCATCTTCACATCCTTTCAGAATTGTCAGGCGCCACGACGGGCGCACCATCGGGCCATTGCGCCGAAAGCGCCTCAAGGCGCGCCCGGGTCAGTGGCGGCGGGCCCGCGACCTGCCCAAGCATCAGTGCCAGCTCCGCCGGCGTCAGCCGCCAGAACTCCCAGGGCCGCAGCCCAAGACCCCGCAGCCCGACCCGCATCAGACCCGGCCAATCGAGCCCGCCGCGGCTCATTCCCCGGCCCCGCCCGGCACCGAGAAGGCGCGCGCCAAGAGCTCCGCCGCGATCCGCGCCGCAGCCACCGGCCCGCCACCGATCTCGACCGAACGCAGTTCCGCCGCGCGCCCCTGCCAGCCGCCGCCACGCAACCCGGCAACCAGCAGCGCCAGCACGTCACGGCTCGAAACCCGCCCCGCCTCGAACCGCGCCACCAGCCCCAGCAGATCGCTCTCGGCCAACTCCGCCTCAAGCTCGGCCAGGGCGCCCAGCGTCAGCTTGGCCACATGCGGCACGCCATCGAGCACCACCTCGACCTCACCAGCCATCGGGTTCGCCATCTCAGATCGCCACGAAGCTCAGCGCGCCCGCCGAGGCCATCGTGACCTCATAGGTCGCCTCGCCGTTGTAGCTGCCCGAATACTCGATCCCCGAGATCATGAAGGCGCCCTGTATGATGCCGAAATCCGGGATGATGACCTGGAATTCCGGGCGCTCGCCGTCGAAAAAGATCTGGCGCGCGCGCTCATCGGTCGCCGCGTCCTTGAACACGCCCGAGCCCGAGATCGAGGCCGATTTCACGCCCGCCCCGCTCAGCAGTTCGCGCCAGCCACCCTGGCTTTCCAGCGAGGTCACATCGACCGTCTCCGCGTTGAAGCTGATCCGCGAGGCGCGCAGCCCCGCGATGGTTTCGAATTGCCCCGCCCCCGAAAGGTCGAGCTTGATCAGAAGGTCCTTGCCGTTTTGGGCAGCCATGAGAGGTCTCCGTTAAGTCATGAAATTGGAACGGCCCGCGGCATCACGCCGGGCCGCGACAGGCGCGCATCTCGCCGGGGCTCAGCCCTCGACGCGCGCCCGGAACGTCAGGTCGATCCGGCGCGATTCACCGGTCTCGACACGCCGCGCCTTGGCCTTGAGGAACCACAGCCCCACCAGCGCGCCACGCGACAGCACCAGAGGCGCGTCGATCAGCACGTCGCAGATCGCCGCCGCCACCTCTTTCGCGCTCTGGAACCCCGCCGCATCGGTAATCACCGAGACGACGAACTCATGCACCGCCCCCGGCCCGCTCTTGTCCGAGGCATCGACCGCATCCTCGGGCCCGAGCGAGACATAGGTCCCGCTGACCGGGCCCGGCGGCACCGCATCATGGATCGCGCCGCCCACCAGCGCATCCAGCGCCGGATCGGCCACAAGCGCCTGATAGACCGCGGCCTGAAGCGCCGCGCTCACCGCATAGCTCATGCCACGACCTCCTCTCGGGTAAAGCAGGTCAGGTAATGACCCGCCGCATCCGCCTCGGCGACGGCGAGGATGCGAAAGATCCGCGTCCCGTCACGCAAGCGCTGTTCCGGCAGAGGCCGCCGGGGCGAACCCTCGGGCGCGGCCCGCACCACGATCTTGAAGGGCACCGAGGCCAGCGTCACGAATTCGCCCGCGCGCTCGACGCCGGTGCCGGGCGTCACCTCGGCCCAAAGTTCCCCCAGCGCGACCCAGCTCAACGCGAAGCCACCCGCGCCATCGGCCAGGCGCTCGGGCGCCTCCAGCACCAGTTTCCGGTTCAGGTTCGGGACTGCCATCAATGCCCCCCCAGAATCCGCACCGTGCGCCAGCGCTCGATCAGCGCCATCACGCCAAACGACATCTCGCTGCCCGTGCCCGCACCGTCATGGCGTGCCTCGAAATATTGCGCCGCCAGCAGGAACACCGCCTGCGCCAGATCCACCGGCAGATCGCTCCAGACCGGGCCGAACCCGGCGGTAAAGTCGATCTCGACCCGCCCCGCCAGCGGGATCGCCGGCAACACCCCAGACCCGGCCGTCAGCCGCGGCCGCGCCATATCCTCGACCAGCACGTAGCGCGCCGGGTCGATCACCTCGATGCTGCCATCGCGCGCCACAAGCCGCATCTCCGACACCGCGCGCACCGGCGCCACCGGCAATGGCTGCGCCATGTCATTGCGCCAATGCTCCAGCGACAACGAGAAATCGCGCGAAATCAGAACCTTGCTCGTGCGCCCCTCGATCGCCGCAAGCGCGGCCCGCAGATAGGCCTCGAGCGCGGCATCCTCGGCGCCCATATCGGCAAAGCCCGTCCCAAGCCGCAAATGGTCCCGGAACTCGGCCACCGGCAGCGCTGCCGCGTCCACCGCCGTCAATTCGTTCAGCATCATGAAAACTCTCCGAAAGTCGCGTGTGCGCCGGGCCCTTCGCGGAAACCGGCCTCTCTGGCAGATCGGGCGCAAGCCCTGCCACCGCCGCTCGGACGGAGGGAGCAGCTAGGCGACGGCGACCAGCCCGCGCCCGCCCTGAGCCGAAACAGCTCCGGCTCAGAACCGGGGAGCCATCAGCCCCCCGACCCCGTCCACCGCCTTACAAGACGGCGAATTTGAGCAGCTTGATCGCCGCGAAGTCGCTGACGTCACCACCCACGCGCTTCGAGGCGTAGAAGATGACATGCGGCTTGGCCGAGAAGGGATCGCGCAGCACGCGCATCTCGGGGCGCTCGGCCACGGTGTAACCCGCACCGAAATCGCCAAAGGCGATCGCGGTCGCGTCGGCGGCGATGTCGGGCATGTCCTCGGCAATCACCACCGGGTAGCCCATCAGGCGCGCCGGCTCGCCCGCCTGCAGACCGTCAGTCCAGAGGAAGCGGCCATCGGCATCCTTCATCTTGCGCACCGCACCCGCGGTTTTCGAGTTCATCACGAAGCTCGCATTGGCGCGGTATTCGGCGTCCAGCGCATAGACCAGATCGACGATTGCATCGGCCGGGTTGGCGCCCGAGAAATCGCCGTTCGCGCCGGTCGCGACATAACCCAGCGAGCCCCAGGCCCAGATGTCATTGGCAACCTTCGAATGGGTCAGGAAGCCGGTCGGCTTGTCGACGCCGTCGCCATTCACGAAGGCCGCGGCCTCGGCGCGGGCGAATTTCTCGGCGATGCGCTTGGCCAGCCAGGTCTCGACATCAAAGGCCGAGTCATCGAGCAGGCGCTGCGAGGCCTTCGGCATCGCGGCCAGCTCGTGCAGCGGGATCGAGACACGCTCGATCTGCGGCGTCGCGGTCTCGGTCAGCGCGGCGGTTTCCGTCGCCCAGCCCGAGCCCAGCTCCGAATGATCGACCAGCACGTCATAGGAGGTCGCCTCGACATTGACGACATTGGCGATCGAACGGATCGACGCGGTCGAGCGCAGCACGCCCTGAATGGTCGCCGCGGTCTGCGGATCGACAAGATAGCCGCCCTCCGCCGCGACCGCGGTATTGAGCGCCTTGCCCTCGAGGGTCAGGCCACGCAGGCCGTCGTCGTCGCCCGAACGCAGATAGGCAGCAAAGGCCTTCTGGTGCGGCGCCTCTTCGGTGGCGGCGATGGAAAGGGCGGGACGCCCGGCGGTGATGGATTTGGTCTGCATCATGGTCAAACGATCTTCCTGTTGCTCGAACTTGGATTTAACTTCTTTCTGAAAGATTTTGATTTCCCTCAGAAACCCGGCCAGCGCGGTTTTCACCTCAGCCGCCGGGTCAGGGGCCTCGGACATGCCCGTCCCGGCCCGAGCCTTGGTCTCGGTCTTCATCTTCACTCCATTCTCAGTGGCTCAAAGAGGCTGGGCCCGCTCAGCGGTCAGCCAGTTCGGCGGTGGCCTCATGCAAGACCTCCGCCAGATCACGCCAGATCGCGGCATCAAGGCCTTCGCCCTTCGCCGCCACCCGCGCCTCGCGGAGCATCGGGAAGGTCACGAGCGACACCTCCCAAAGCTCCAGTTCCGCAAGAAGCCGCTGGCCTTTTGCGTCCTTCTCGGCGGCAATCGTGCGATAGCCGATCGACAAACCGTCGATCGCCCCCGCCTCGATCAGCGCCGCCGCTTCTCGTGCACGCGCCACGTCGGGCAACAGACGCCCCTTGACGTAGAGCCCGCGCTCATCCTCGTGGATCTCATCCCAGATGCCGATCGGCTGCGCCGGATCGTGCTGCCAGAGCATCTTGACCGAGCCGCCCCGCGCCTTCAGCCGCTCAAGGCTGGCGCGATAGGCACCCCGCAGCACGACATCGCCGCCCTGATCGGCCAGACCGAACAGGCTCGCATAGCCCTCGATCACCCGACCCTCGGTCAAGGTGACCTGAGCCTCCTGCTTGCAGAACTTCAACTCAAGACCGTAATCATCAGTATTCATTTGATTTTCCTTATCTAGGCGCAAATTCAAGAACGCCCTGGACCGCCTGCGTCAGGATCACGGCCACGACCCCGTAGACCGTCATCCACAGGCGCCGCTCCAGACCCTCGATCATCGTCTCGATCCGCTCCAGCCGCTTCTCGACCTGGCCGAATTGCAGCTCCATGATCTTCTCGGTCGCCTCGAAGCGCTGCTCGTGGACCTCGAAGGGCTCTTTCAGAAAGCGCGACCCGCCGGTGCCCATCTCAGCCCTCCGCCAGCGGCGGCAGGCCCAGCAGCGCACGTTTCTCCGCATTGGTCAGGAAATCCGCCCCGCCCACGCGCTTCCATTGCTGGTCACGCTCGGCCGCCAGCGCCGGGATCTGGTCGAGGTCGGGTTTGAGCATGATCTGCGCGCCCAGATGCAGCGACAGCCATTCCGAAACCGAGGCCGCCACCCGCGTCACCAACGGCAGCACCGTCAGGCGATAGAACGCCCGATGTGCCTCGGCGTAATTCGCATAGGTCGCCTCGCCCGGAATACCCAACAGCATCGGCGGCACCCCGAAGGCCACGGCGATCTCGCGCGCGGCGGCCGCCTTGGTCTGATGGAACTCCATGTCCGAGGGGCTGAACCCCATCGGCTTCCAGTCGAGCCCTCCTTCAAGCAGCATCGGACGCCCGGCATTGCGCGCGCCCTGATGGTGGGTCTCCAGCTCAAAGACCAGCCGGTCATACTGATCGGGGCTGAGCGTGCCCTGCCCGTCACCCCCCTTGTAGATGATCGCCCCCGAGGGCCGCGCGGCATTGTCCAGAAGCGCCTTCGACCAGGCGCTGGCCGAGTTGTGCACATCCATCGCCGTGGCCGCCGCCTGCATCGGCGAGAGCCCGTAATGGTCGTCCTGCGGGTGGAAGCTCTTGATGTGACAGATCGCCTCCGGCCCCAGCCCCATGTTGAAGCGATGCTTGCGACCGCCGACCGAATAGTCATAGGCGACCGGCCAGCCATCGGCACCCGGCACGATACTCATCCTGTCCGAACGCAGCACATGCAGCTCGCGCGGCAGGCCCGGCTCGGCGCTCACCGCCTCCAGATAGCCATCGCCCGACAGCAACAGCTGGCCATACAGCGCCTCGAACAGCTCGGCCTTGCCCTGCCCCGGGTTCGGACGGCGGATCAGGTCCACCACCGGGTGGATCTCATAGCGGCGCTCCGCATCCTGGCACACCAACGGCAGCGCGGCGGCCGCCTCGGCGATCAGCTTCACGCAGCGAAACCCGATCGGATTGCCGGTAAAGCCCAACCGCGTCAGCGAGGCGGTGTCACGCGGGCTCCAGGCAACCCGCCCCGTCCCGCTCGCCATCGCCACGATCCGCCCGGTCTTGGAGGCCTTGACCTCCGGAACCGTCTCGACGGCCGTCTTGCGAAAAAACTTCATTCCCATTGCCTTCTCCTCATCGCACCGCCCGCCCACCGCATCGGGCGAAGGGCGCTCAGCCAAAGAAAAAGGGCCGGGAAATCCCGACCCTTCGTAATCCGTTCCAATCGCCGCGCCGCGGGGATTTCGCACCCCCGCACCCCTGCGGAGTATTTCCGGCTCGATGAAAGCCAGGGGGCGCTAGAGCCTGCGCACCTGTGGGCGCCGCCAATGCGCCGCAGGCTCGATCATCAGCTCGGTCACCGCCCAGACCAGCGCATCCACCCGGTCGGGCGAGCCCTTGCCCTGATAGCCCTGCACCGTCATGCGGCACATCTGGTCCTCCAGCGCGCCCAGCCGCGCCGCGGCGAGGTGACAGATGCGGCCCTGTTCATAAAGCGCCGCCACCGGCTCGGCCCGCGCGCTCTTGCCACGCCCGGCCCGCAGCGCCTTGAAGGGCACCAGCGGGTCGATCTGGCGCAACACGGTCTCGATCAGGTCACCACCCTGGTTCACCTCGGCCACGAGACGCTCGGCGCCATGGCGCTCCATCGCGGCGATCGCGGCATGGGCCCAATCGGTGGGCCGGCCCCGCGCCGAAGCGTCTTCGAGCACATAGGCGCGCCAGTCCTGCACCGGGCCGCGCGTGACCGCCCCGACCACGAGGATGCCGCATTCATCCGACCCGGCATGCGCCGTCACCGCCGGGTCCAGCGCCACAACGGTGCGATCAAGTTCCGGCAGGCTTTCGACCCGCGCGGCTTCAAGCTGCGCGCTCGTCCAGAGCGCCCCCTCGACATCCTCGAGCAGCATTCCGTCCAACTCCTGGCGACCAAGCCGCGTGCCGCCATAGCGCGCCTGCACCTCTTCCAGGAAACTCTCAGCCAGATAGGCACGGTTCGCCTCTGTGGGCGCGTGGGTCACCACCGTCGAGGGGTTGTTCAGGATCGTCTTGAGCACCCCCACATTGCGCGGCGTCGTGGTGATCACCTGCTGCGGATGATCGCCCAGCCGCAGCGCGAATTGCAGCATGTCCCAGGTGTCCTCGGCCTTCTTCCACTTGGCCAGTTCATCCACCCAGGCGGCATCGAATTGCGGCCCCCGCAGCCCTTCAGGTTCCGAGGCCGAAAACGCCGTCGCAGTCGCGCCATTCGGCCAGACCAACCGCCGCCGCGTCGCCTCCCACACCGGGCGGCGATCGGGCGGCGAGCAGGCCAGTATCCCGCTATCGCCGAAAATCATCACCTCGCGAACCTGATCAAAGGTCTCGCCCACCAGTGCCATGCGTTTCGCCCTGCCGGGGTCGAGCGGGCGCGCACCCTCAACCATCGCGCGCACCCACTCGGCCCCGGCCCGCGTCTTGCCCGCACCGCGCCCGCCCATCACGACCCAGCTCTTCCAGGCCCCGGCGGGCGGCAGCTGATGCGGCAGCGCCCAGAACTCGAACAACCACGGCAGGGCCAGAAGCGAATTCTCATCCAGCCCCGCCAGAAACGCGTCAACATCCTCCGGCGTCGCGGAGGCAAGCCAGGCGGCGCCCGATCTCAGTTCGTGCGGCGTCGAAGTCGAGCGCATGATCCCGGACGACCCCGGCAGCAT